AAACAGGCAGAACTTGAAACGCCTGCCACACCGTCGAAAGCGAAATAACAAATGGCGGATGACCGCCTAAAAAGAGCCGCCGAAGCCGAAAAAAAGCTGCGCGATCAGTTGAAAGACGTTCGCGCGATTCGGCGGCGCATCGGCGGCGACAAAGCCGCCTACGAATCGCACCGCGAACGCATGGCGGCGCGGGCTGCGGACTTGAGCGGATCGGGCCGCGATATCGGCGCGTTGCCCCAGGTCGTGAACCCGAAACGAAAGGCAGCGTGTTCGACCAGTTTTCAAGCGTTCTGCGAAGTGTATTTTCCGATGACGTTTGGGCTGGCATGGTCTGCCGATCACTTAAAGGTCATCGCGGCGATCGAAGCGGCAGTGACGAAAGGCGGGCTGTTCGCGTTTGCCATGCCGCGCGGCAGCGGCAAAACCTCGCTGGTCGAAACCGCTGCGCTGTGGTCGATAGTCTACGGCTATCACGATTTCATCGCGATCATCGGCGCAGATGAAGAACACGCGCGAACGATGCTTGAATCGATCAAGGTCGAATGTGAAGTCAACGACACGTTGCTCGATGACTTCCCCGAAGTCGTGTATCCGATCGTCGCTCTCGAGAAGATTCACCAGCGGGCCAGCGGGCAGTTGTTCAAGGGCAAGCCAACGAATATCCAATGGACTGCCAACGAAGTTCAGTTCCCATCGATCGATGGCAGCAAGGCTGCGGGCGGCATCATTCGCGTTGCGGGCATCACTGGACGCATCCGCGGCATGTCTGCGAAGCGGGCTTGCGACTCTCGCAAGGTTCGCCCGTCGCTTGTGCTGATCGATGACCCGCAGACAGACGAAAGCGCGGCAAGCCCCTCGCAAGTCGCGACGCGCGAAGGCGTGCTGAAAGGCGCGATCCTCGGGCTTGCTGGGCCAGGAACCAAGATCAGCGGTCTGTGTACGGTGACGGTGGTCAAACCGGACGATCTCGCAGATCGCTTACTCGATCGCGCACAGCACCCGTCATGGCAGGGCGAACGCACCAAGTTGGTGTATCAGTGGCCCACTGCCGATGATCTTTGGTCGCAGTATGCGGAACTGCGGCGCGAGGGCCAGCGGAACGGCGCGGGCACGGGCGCGGCAGATGAACTGTATGCGAAGCGACAAACGGAAATGGACGCTGGCGCGTTGGTCGCGTGGGCAGCTCGCAAAAATTCAGATGAACTGTCCGCGATTCAACACGCTTGGAATCTTCGCATCGACCGCGGCGAACAGGCATTCGCAGCCGAATTCCAGAATGAACCAGTGTTGCAGGCGACAGAGGTTGGCAGGCTACAGAAAAAGGAATTGTCTGCGCGCATCATCAACGTACCCCCAAGAGTTGTGCCGCTTGGCTGCGACCAGTTGACCGCATTCATCGACGTTCAAGAAAAGCTGTTGTTTTGGTTGGTGGCAGCGTGGAACGAATCATTCGGCGGCAGCGTGATTGCCTACGGGTGCTTCCCCGAACAGGCGTCGCAGTTCTTCGAAGCGGCACACGCGAAACGCACGTTGGCCCAAGCGTCGAAAGGCGCGGGGTTTGAAGCGTCGCTGAATGCCGGTCTCGAGAAACTGACGGTCGATCTAATGTCGCGGGATTGGAAACGCGAAGACGGCACCGCGCTACGCATTCGGCAGTTGTTGATCGATGCGAATTGGGGGCAGTCGACGCAAACGATTCGAACGTTCGCGCGACGGTCTGCCTTCGCCGCTTCGATCCTGCCTTCACACGGTCGCGGCGTGGGTGCGTCTGGTCAACCGATCGCGGAGAAGTCGAAGGGGCGCGGCGATAGACTCGGTTTGAACTGGCGCATCGGGCAGATTTCAGCCGGTCAACGGAGCGTTCTGTACGATACGAACTTTTGGAAAACGTTCGTCACAGCGCGGATGCGCCTTGCTCTTGGTGATCCGGAAGCGATCTCGATCAACCAGGGTTCACACGATCTTCTGATCGAGCATTTCACCGCGGAATATCCGGTGCGCGTGGAAGCCCGCGGGCGCGTGGTCGATGAATGGAAGTTGCAGGGACGCGACAACCATTGGTTCGACTGTATGGTTGGGGCAGCGGTCGCAGCGTCGATCGCTGGTGTGCGCCCGCAAGCAACGGAAGCGGGCGGGAGATCGCGACGCAAGGTTTCATTACCTTCACAGTCAAGCGGTCGCATCGTAGTAACGCGCCGCAGTCGGTAGCCAGTGGCGTGATCGAAACGCGCGCTGTCCGTTACTGTCGCCTATATGAGCGACAATCTACGCGATCAGATCGAAACGACTGCCAGCAACCCGCAGCGCGTCCGCACAGACGCGGGCGAAGTCGAGTCGCACGATCTCGAAAAATTGGTCGAGGCTGATCGCTATCTGTCCGCTGCCCGCGCAGCGAAGACCAAGAACCGCGGGTTGCGCTTCTCAACGATCGTTCCCCCAGGTTCCTATTCGTGAGTCTGATTGGTCGACTGTTGGGCTGGAAGGGTGAACCGCGCCGTGAGGCGACCCCGGTTCGCGTCAACGCACGTTTCGACGCGGCAGAATCGAAAGACGATCGCCGCCATTGGGCCGCATCAGATTGGTTTTCGCTCGATGGTGCGTTGACCCCAACCGTTCGCAGAACGCTGCGCAACCGCGCGCGATACGAACGGCTGAACAACTCTTATCTGGCTGGCATTGCCGAAACGCTGGCAAACGATCTGATCGGCACGGGGCCGCGCTTGCAGTTGTCGACCGGCAATGCCGATAGCGATCGGGCGATCGAACGCGCGTTCTTCGATTGGTCATGGTCGATCAAACTTGCCGACAAGCTGCGCACGATGCGACAGAGCAAGTTGATTGATGGCGAAGCGTTCGCGATGTGCATCAACAACCCGCGTCTAGACGGGGTACAGCTTGATCTGCGCTTGATCGAGGCTGAACAGGTTTCGACCCCGATCGGAATGCTGATTCCGCTTGAAACACCGGAAGGGTCGATCGTAGACGGTTTGGAATTTGACGGCACCGGAAACGTTGTCGCCTACAAAGTTCTGAAGTATCACCCCGGTTCGAACTACCGCGTCTCGAACTTTGAATACAATCGAGTTGAAGCGGCGAACATGTTTCACTGGTTCGCTTCGCTTCGACCGGCACAGAACCGCGGAGTGTCGGAAGTCGCGCCGTGTCTGCGCCTGTTCGCGGATATGCGGCGATACACCAGCGCGGTGATCGCAGCCGCGGAAACCGCAGCCGATTTCGCTGCGTTCCTTCACAGCAATTCGCCCGCTGCGGAAGTCGATGAAGTTGACCCGTTTCAATCGATGGAAATCGAGAAACGAACGATGGTCACTCTGCCGGAAGGTTGGTCAGTCTCGCAACTTCGAAGCGAGCAACCAACCAGCACATACGCGATGTTCAAGCGCGAAATCATCTCTGAAATTGCGAGATGTATGCAACTGCCCTTCAACATCGCCGCGCTCGATTCCAGCAACCATAATTTTGCATCTGGCCGAATGGATCATGCGATCTTCGTTGCCAATCAACGCATCCTGCGCGACGAACTAGAGCGGATGATGCTCGATCGTCTGTTCCGCATGTGGTGCGACGAAGCGGCATTGGTCGGATTGATCCCGTCTGAAATGCCGCCGATCAACGATTGGGTGTGGTCGTGGACATGGGACGGTCGCGAACACGTTGACCCGATGAAGGAAGCCAACGCGACCGAATCAAGGTTGCGCACCCACACGACAACGCTTGCGCACGAATACGCGAAACAGGGCAAATCGTGGGAAGTCGAGTTGCGTCAGCGCGCCGCGGAAGTTGCGTTGATGAAGGAACTGAATTTGTTTGTCGACATTCAGCCCGAAACGAACTATGGCGGCACGGTTGACGAAAACGGCGAACCAGTGCCAACAGGGGAACAGCAATGAACATGCTTCAGCTTGCGACCGATGTGAACTTCATCGCAGCCGCGGAGGGAGACGCAGCCGCGCCGGTGCGCTTCTCGATCGAAGCGTATACGGGCGCGCCGATTCGTCAGTCGTGGTCGAAAGAACCGATCGTCATCGATCTGGCAGGAATGCAATTCAAGCAAGTGTTGCCGATTGTGCTTGGTCACGAATACACGCTTGGAAGCATCTTGGGCCAGACAAGTTCCGTTCGCGTCGAAGGCAGCAAACTGATTGTCGAGGGCGAAATCCTCGCCAGCGGTGACACTGCCGATCGCGTCGCGCAACTCGCGCGCAATGGCTATCAGTGGCAAGCCAGCGTAGGCGCAGACGTTCGACGGCACACGCGCGTCGATGCTGAACGCACAGTGATGGTGAACGGGCAAATGTTCGAAGGCCCGGTGCGAATCGTAAAGGCTTCCGCTCTGCGGGAAGTTTCTTTTGTGACTCTTGGCGCGGACGCAGATACGCGCGTTTCAATCGCCGCAGATATTGCGGATACGGAGGAACTTCTTATGGCAGACCATGCCAGCGAAACGCCCGCGGTCGATCAGACGATCGTCGCGGAAGCCCCGGCGGCTGTCGCCGTGGAAGCCACCACCCCCCCCCAGGCTGTTGACGTCGATCACTCGATCGTCGCTGCCCTTACTGCGAAAGTCGAGAAGATGGAAAAACTGCTTGCGACGCGAGCCGATCGCGCCCCCGCTGTTCACGTTGCTGAGGACGTCAAGAACGATCGCGTGATTGAGGCTGCGCTCTGCTTGCAGGGTGGTTTGCCAAACGTCGACAAGTCGTTCGACGCGCGAACGCTGGAAGCCGCCGACAAGGTCAAGCGAACGACTTCGATTGGCGAAGTGCTGATCGAGGCTGCGCGTTCGAACGGTTACACCGGGTCGAATCGCATTTCGTCTGGCAACACGGAGCAAGTTCTCCGCGCTGCCTTCGCGACGCATGACATTCAGAATCTTCTTTCGAACCTCGCGAATAAGTTTCTGTTGAACGGTTTCAACGCTGTCGAATCCGTTTGGCAGGAAATCAGTTCTGTTCGAAGCGTGAATGATTTTAAACAGGTGAACTTGCTTCGTCTCAATGGCGACATGAAGTTCCGCAAGGTCGGCAGCAACGGGGAACTGAAGGTTGCCCAGGTCAGCGATCAGCGGCGTTCTGTCTCTGCCGAAACGTTCGGCATCAGTTCTTCGCTTTCACGCCAAGACATGATCAACGATGATCTGTCCGCTCTGTCGATGATCCCGCAGAAAATGGGCCGCGGTGCCGCTCTTGCCATGAACGAAGCGATCTGGACTGAATTCCAGTCTTCGAACGCCAGTTACTACCAGTCGAAGACTGCCGCGGCTGGCAACGCTTTGTCGCTTGCTTCTCTCAAGAGCGCAGTGACTGCGTTCCGTAAGTTGACCGATCCCGATGGCAACCCGCTTGGCATCGCGCCGCGCGTGTTGCTTGTGTCGCCGGAACTGGAATTGGTAGCGGCTGAACTGATGGCATCGAACCTTCTGATCGCTTCCGGCTTGTCTTCGACAAGCTCCGCGACGCTTTCGGGTTCGACCAACGTTCTTGCCGGTCGCTTCCGCGTGGTTGTCAGCAACTATCTGTCGAGCGATTCGACTTGGTGGCTTGCTGCCGATGCCGCTGATCTGGCTGCGCTCGATGTTGTGTTTCTCAACGGTCAGCAGTCGCCAACGATCGAGCAAGTCGCGCCGGACTATCAGGTTCTCGGCGTTGCGATGCGCGGGTTCATGGATTTTGGTGTTCAGAAGGGTGAAAGCCTTTCGTGTCTCCGCATGGCAACCGCTTGATCTTGAACAGCAAACAGTGGCCGCGGGGCGTGATCGCTTCACGCCCCGCGGCATGATTCAAAAACAATCACCACTTCTTTCGAAAAGGTTTTCAAATGGGCACCGTTTCTACCTATCAGCATGATCCCGATCACATCGACTACACGCCTTCTTCCGCTGTCGCGGTTGGCGACGTTGTGGTTGTCGGTGATCTGATCGGCATTGCCGATCGACCGATTCCCGCCAACGTCAAGGGTGCGCTCTGTGTCGAAGGCGCGTTCACGTTCCCCAAGGCTTCCGGCAGCGCGATCAACGCGGGCACGGTGGTGTATTGGGACTCGACGAACAGCGTCATCACCGCGACCGCTGGCAGCAACAAGCGCGCCGGTTTCGCGATCGAGACTGCCGCTTCCGCTGATGTGATCGTGCGTGTCGCGATCAACTATCTGGGCTGAACATTGCCGCGTCACCCGCAACCCCCCGCAGGCGCGCAAACCGCGCGTCGCGGGGGCGTTGTGGTGTGAAGGGAGTTTGTACGCATGGCAGACATGATCGCAGCGGGCGCAGCGTATCTAGCGGCGCGACTGAAATCGTCTGCCGGAGCGTCAGTCGTTTATCAGCGCGGAACGAATTCGGGAACGGTTGTCGCGACTGTTGGAAAGTCGATGTTTCAGACGGCAGACGCCAACGGTCTAGTCGAGAATTGGGAATCGCGCGACTACCTTCTGACCACTAGCGATCTTCCCTTTGGCGAACCGCGACGGGGCGACAAGATCGTTGAAGTGCAGAACGGAATCAGCGTCACTTACGAAGTCACAAGCCCGCGCGGGGTGCCGCTCTTTCACTACGGGGATGCCTTCCGTTCGACGGTGCGCGTTCACACCGTCGCAACCGCGGAATCTTCCAGCGTCATGCCGCAATATCTCGCAAGGTTTTGGGGTGCGTTCGCGGGGGCAATGATCACCGATGCGCAAATCGCTTCGCTTCTGTCTTCTGATCTTGGCGGCAGCAAGGCGCAGACGCGCACGATCACCGCGGCGACTGCCTATCTCTACTTTGTTCTGCCAACGTCATTCGGCACACCGCTTTTCTCGATCAATGGTTTCTACAGCACAGCGTGGGAAACAACGCAACGCGCGATCACAACGGGCGGCATTTCCTACACGATTTATCGCTCGACATATCAAGTCACAGGGAGCGTCAACGTCGCGTTGACTTGAAATGTCGTTGATCAAAGGAACCAACGTTGTCGCGCCCGTGGTGCCGCTTGATACGGCAGACGTCTACCCAACGCATCAAGCGAAGTATGGTCGCGGCGGCTATCGCACCGCGGCTACCATCGCAGAGCGTGACGCGATCGCCGCGGAGCGTCGCGAAGCGGGAATGTTGGTGCACACGATCAGCGACGGCAAAACGTGGAAACTATCCGCCGATCTTTTGTCGTGGTCTGAATTTGCGTCAGCGTCAACCGATCCACGGTGGGATCTATTCCTGCCGCCGCCACCGTTTACGGTAACAGCCGTGGCAGGCGTCGCGCAAGCGACAGTTTTTTGGAGCGTGCCGGATAACAGGCTGAGTCTTTCGCCAATCGACTACAGAGTTCAATACAAAGCTGGAGATGGCGATTGGGTTACTTTTCCTCGCAATGAATCTGCAAGCAGGGTCGCAGTCGTGACGGGCCTTGCCAACGGAGTGTCGCACCGATTTCGCGTTGCGACCGTTTCGCAGATTGGGGTTGGCGATTATTCAGACCAGAGCAACGCGGTTATCCCGGCAACAGCACCCGCGCCGGAAAGAATTCTTTTGCACTTCGACGGCACTGGAAATTCTTTTTCTGATTCGGCTGCCACCCCGCGAACGATTCAAGCGTTTGGCGACGTTTCGCAATCCTCTGCCGAAAGCAAGTTTGGCGGGAAGTCTGGTTTGTTTTCTGGCGGCTATTTGACGGCAACTGGAATCGAATTTGGTGCGTCTGATTTTTCAGTTGAAGCGTTCATCAAGACCACAAGCTCCAGGCAATACGCAACCATAGTCAGTGTCCCAAAT